CTTGATTCAGCAAAAGTACAAGGTATCGAAGACAGTAAGATGAAAGAGATTCTCGACTTTTTGGGTTCAACAAAGAAAAAGGGAGAGGGTGAAGGCGAAGAAGAAGTTGAAGAACCTGAAGACGAAGTAGAGGAGGTCTAAATGTCAAAACTTCTCCAAGAAGTAGAACAATTTAGTTATGAAGTCCAAGAGCTTAACGAAGATGGAATGCCAAAGAAATTTAAGCTTCGAGGCATTTTTCAAAAAGGTGATACACCAAACGGCAATGGTCGCTCATATCCTGGTGCTGTATTAGAATCAGCAGTAACTAGTGTACAGAATGTAGTAACAGAAGGGCGTATGCTTGGTGAGCTTGATCACCCTGCTGATGCAAAAATTCACCTTGATAAAGTATCACATAAGATTACAAAACTTCAAATGGAAAATGGAACTGTTATGGGTGAGGCTGAAGTGCTTCAAACACCTGCTGGTAAGATTTTAGAATCATTGCTAAAAAGCGGTGTAAAACTCGGTATTTCAAGCCGAGGATTTGGAAGTACAAAAGAGGTAAATGGACTTCATGAAGTACAAGATGATTATAAGCTTGTTACTTTCGACATTGTTTCAGACCCTTCTACCCCTGGGGCATTCCCAGACCCTGTGTATGAGCACAAAGAACCACAAAAAGTAGATGAACAGGAAGATTATGTAACAAATCTCAACTTCCTTGTTGATGAAGTATTAAATGAAGATATTCAAGTTGAGAATCAAGAATATCGACATTATATTACAAGTGATGATAATCGCAATATGTTTTATATTGTTGAAGGCGAAAGAGATTCATATGGATTTCTTAATTTTCATATGAGCCATGATTATCATTTACTTGTGAAAAAAGAAGATGAGCATGAAAGAATTGGATTGAATGAAGATAATATGGATTTTATCAATAAAATCTATGGTAGCAACGTATATAAAAAACTTCAAAACAAAATTGATGAACTTGGATACAATCCAAAATCATTGAACCTTAAGAAGGAGGAATAAATGAGCGTTTTATCAGAAGTAAAACTCACAGACGAGCAACAAGAACAATTTAAGAAAAAGCTTGACGGATGGAAAATGAATGAAAGAAAGAAAATGGAGAATGAGCTTACTGAAAAGTATGAGCTTATGGAAGCTCAGCTTAAAGATGAATACGAAGATCTTGTTGCTGATATAAAAGAAAATATGAAAAAGGTATATACAAAGCGATTTACACAGGCTCTTAAAGATATGTATGAAGAAATTAGAGCTGAAGTAAAAGCAGAGCAAATGCAATCATCAGAATCAAGTGCTCTTGAAGAAGTAAAGGCTATTGTATATCCACTTATTAACGAATCAACAGCAAAGCGGCATCGAAATGAATTTGCTAAACTTGCTGAAATGTATGAAGATACACTTGATGAGCTTGAAAAACTTAAAGGCGAAATCAAGAAGAGTAAGCTTGTTGAATCACTTTCACCAGATGTGAGAAAAGTTGTAACAAAACTTCTTGGTGAAGGAACTGAGGAAGAGATTGTAGAAAGATTTGCTGAAATCAAAAAGTCTTTAAAAGAAAGCCAACAACTTTCAGGCCAAGGTTCATCACTAACAGAAGATGAAGATTATGACGAAGAAGATGAAGATTATGATGAATATGATGAGAATGATGATTCAGATGCCGAGGATGAAGAAGATAATGAAGAAGATTATGATGAAGAAATTGATGCTTCATCAAGCATTGAAGATGAAGATTTTCAAGAAGAAACAGATCCAGAGTTTGAGAAAATGCTTAATGAGCAACTCGTTCTCGCTGGAATCAAAAAACAAAAGTAAGACTTGTTAAGTCTTTAAAACACCGGCCTTGATCGGAACATTAGACAAGGTCAGGGAATAAAATTACGGAGGTCTATATGGATCATCAAAGACTAATGAAAGAGGAAAAAGACCGACTTTTGAAGAAGTGGGAACCGTTCCTCCAAGACATTGACGACGATTATATCGTCGAAAATACAGCTATTCTCCTAGAGAATGAAGCTCAGTATCTCACAGAAGCTCCTCAGAACGGAGCAACCGGTGCTGATGATGTAGCTGGTTTGCAGAAAATTATGCTTCCGATTGTACGACGTGTTTTCCCAAACTTGATTGCAAACAACATCGTATCAGTCCAGCCGATTGCAGCACCTGCTGGTATCATCTTCTATCTTAAGTATCAATTTGGTACTGAAAGACCAGGAAATGAAGTACAAGGTCAGTCATATGACTATGAATCAACATTTCCTGAGTACTCAATGTATGAAGATGTTGCTGGTGCGCAAGAAGGATATAACCCATACTACTCAGCAGATGAAATTGGCCCATTTACTGCTTCAGATGATGATGCAGACGGTTCACCTATTGAAGCTGAAATTAACCCACCATTGAAAGATGGATCAACAAGAATGATGCAGAAATGGCCAATGGGTGGATATCAATCACATGTACACAGTGGAACTCCTGCTGATGTATTCGGTACTATTGAAATTACACGCGGTGATTCAACACAAACACTTTCCTTCTCAAACGAAGGCGGAAGTTTTGTAGTACGTGACTCAGATCGTGTTGGACAACCTGTAACAGGTTGGGGTATTTCATTAGATTATACTGATGCTGCTACTGCTGCTTCAGTTGATGTTACTCCTCCAGCAACTGAAAATGGAAATGAAGTGAAGGTATCAGCATTCTACAAAACCAACATGGAATTCTCAACAAACATTCCTGAAATGAGAATTACTATCGGTAACATTCCTGTTACTGTTAAGACTCGAAAGCTCAAAGCTATGTGGAGTCAAGAGTCTGAACAAGACTTGAAGGCTTATCACGGTCTTTCAGCTGATGCTGAACTTACTGCTCTTGTTTCTAACGAAATGATTGCAGAAATCGATCGTGAAATTATCAACAAAGCAATGAGTATTGTTCCTCAAACATCACGATTTACACATCAATTCAACAACGCAGCAACAACTGGAAACTACCTTGATCAACATCTTAGCCTTATGCAATCAGTTACTCGTGCTTCTAACGAAGTATTTAGAAAGAGTAAGATTGGCCCAGCTAACTGGATGATTGTAGGTACCAAAGTTGCTTCATACATTGAAGTACTTAAGGGATTTATTCCTAACCCAGTTACACAAACAATGGGTATGAACATCGTTAAAGCCGGTACTTATGCTGGTCGATATGATATTTATAAAGACCCAATGTTCCCTAACGACAAAGTACTTATGGGACACAAGTCACCACAATCACCTTTCGGTGCAGGTGTTGTTTACAGTCCATATGTAACTAACTTGACACCAGTCATCGTTGGCGAAGATGACTTCAACCCACGAAGAGGATTTCTTGCTCGTTACGGATTAACACAGGTGCCTCACGGGCAACTTTTGTATGCCATGATTGATATTAAGAACTTGCCATGATCTTGATTAAATAAGATTATTAACGGCCCTCCTTTTGGAGGGCCTTTTTATGACCATGCAAAAAAACCATGCATATTTATATAAATGGAATGTCCTATATGTAAAAAAGAATATAAAAATAATCTTAGTGGTGTTATAACTAATCATCTCATAAAACAACATGGCTATACAAAGCAGAAGGTAAAAGAAGATTTCCCTCATTTATTTGTTGGGAAGAGAGAATATGACTATGGTTCGGAAACAAGAACTTGTGTTATTTGTGGAAAAGATTTTGAATATAAAAAACATTATCACAGGCCAACCAAAAAAACATGTTCTAAAAAGTGTGCTGATAAACTTATTTCTAGTGTAAAAACCAAAAAAGCAAAATCTGTATGTGAGATATGTGGAAAGGAATTCCAACACAAGCCATCAAAAAATCCAAAATTTTGTTCAGTTGAATGCAAAGCTCAAAGTCAAATGGGAAATGGAGAATATAAAATAATACTTGATACAGATGAGATAAAAAGATTATATGAACAAGAGAATCTATCCTGTGAAACAATAGGAAGAAAATTTAATTGTAGTAAAAAATTGATTCGTTCTAGATTAATAAATTTGAATGTTAAGCTAAGAGACAATTATTATAGTAGTGTTGAAGATGAAATAATAGAATGGTTGAAATCATTGGATGTTGATAATATTGAAAAAGGAAATAAATCTATATTAGGTGTTAAAGAATTAGATATTTATCTTCCAGACTATAAAATAGCTATAGAGTATAATGGGTTATATTGGCATAGTGAATTAAAGGGGAGAGATAGAAACTATCACTTAAATAAAACATTAGAATGTGATAAACAAGGGATAGAATTGATTCATATATTTGAGGATGAGTGGATTGAAAAATCTGATATAATTAAATCTATTATTAAGGGTAAGTTGGGGTTAAGTAGTAAAATCTATGCTAGAAAATGTGAATTAAAAGAATTGCAGTCAAATAAGTGTAAAGATTTTACTACTTAAC